CTCAAAGTGGGTACAAGTTCAACACCTATTAGATAGTGGACCTACTGACCTCGTATACCAAGTGTCCACAGACGCTAACAATCGTGTTTTCATAACATTTGGTGATGGAGTCTCAGGTGTTATCCCGACAATGCACTCTGAAATTCGTGCTAACTACATGGTGGGAGGAGGGTTAATCGGCAACGTACCGAGTGAGACGTTAGTAGATATTGTTTACGTGCCTGGGTTGTCTACAAATGAGACCACCGCTTTGCAATCTATAATTACTGTAACCAACGCTAACTCAGCAATTGGTGGATCAGATCCTGAAACAACTAATCAAATTCGTGTTTCTGCTCCTGCTGCGTTGCGAGCATCAAACCGTGCTGTAACACTTCGAGATTACGCAGACCTTGCACTCTCTGTTAGCGGTGTAGGTAAGGTCAATGCCTCTTCTGAAATTTGGACCTCCGTGACTGTGTACCTCGCACCAAGTAGAAGCAGCGTTGACCCAGATAGTGCACCTGGATTAGATGACGCAGGTGATCCAACTCTTGAATATGATCGCTTAAAAGAAGACGTTGAAACTTTTTTATCAGATAAAATTCTTCTTGGAACAACTGTAACGATTCAACCACCTACCTATGTAGATCTAATAATCACTTTGCAATACGCAAAATTAGACCAGTACACAACGGCAGAAATTGAACTCGCATTAAAACAGGCTCTTCTAACTTCTTTTGGTTACAACGGGATGAATTTCCAAGACACAATCTACCCTCAAGACGTAGAGTTTGCACTTAACCAAGTTCCTGGAGTAAAGACAGTGAAAGTTACAAGTCTTCATATTGAAGGGGACACGGGCTTAAAGACAGTTATTGGAGCAGCAGATGAAATTTTCCGATTCCAAGAGGATAACATAAGTATTGGAACTATCTAATGGACTCGATCAAACGTCTCTACGGTGTGTATAGGGGAATTGTAAAAGACACTAGAGACCCTCAAGAACAACGTCGATTAAAAGTTCAAGTTCAAACTACGGGTGTTGAAGTCACCGACTGGGTTTGGCCTATGGAACCCTCTAGCATTCACACTCAGGTCCCTGTTATTGGGCAAGGTGTCTGGGTAACCTATCTAGGTGGAGACCCTGAATACCCTGTGTGGTTTGGGGCTTTTGGCAGGAACCAAGGTAACAACAAAGTTATATTTGTAAAACCCTTGGATAACTCAATAGTTGTTACTTCTCTAACTCCGTATTTAAAAATAAATGATATGTCTGACGGAACTAAGGAAGTTGACCTTACTGACACTCTCCTATTAATGGCAAACAAACTTAAAAATCACGAAGAACGCATTACATCTTTAGAGCAGCAGATGCCTGGGAAAGCAAACATTACCCACAGCCATGGGGTTTAGCAAGTAATTAGAGGGCAAACCAGAGAAAATAGACTGACAAGTCTGGAAGGAAGTACAGCGTGACAGCATCATACCCCGCAGCAGTGAAGTCTTTTGTTACAAAAGTTGACTTTGCCGACACCGTTCTTGCCGAACACGTAAACAGTCTTCAAGAAGAAGTAAACGCTATTCAAGCCAACCTTGGAACCTCTATAAAAACTGGTTCTGGATGGGTAGGTACTTTTGACCAAGTTACTAGTTCTTGGGATACCCTTAAAGATCGTCTTGCAAACATTGAGTTTGGACTTGCTGACGTCTACGGTGACTACGTATCTATAGTTGGTGGATCAACCATCACTTCAAGTGGGACCAGTGTTGTTGGGTTAACTATAAAAGCAACAACAAGTCAAACAGCAAATATTGCAACATTTAAAAATTCCAGTAACTCAGAAGTCAGTTATGTAAGCGCTAGTGGACATATCTTTACACGTTCTAAAGAACTTGTGCCAGTAATATATGCAAGCACCCAACCAACAGGATCATCTTTTGCTGCTGGAACTATATGGGTGGACTCTTCGGTGGATGTTGACATCTCTACACCTTCCGCTGCGGCGAGCACCTTCAATGAGACCTTTATGTTGATGGGGGCATGACATGGCAAAAGCATCGTATGTTTGGTCTGGTTCTGATTGGGTAGCGGTTGCATCTGCGGTCCCACAAACACATCAACGAGGAATTGCAACTGTAACAACTACAACCTATACACTAGGAGTAAATGACACTGGTAAGGCTTTACTTACTACTAATAGCAGTGCAGTAACAATCACCATTCCAGCAGATAGCACATACAACTTCTCTGTAGGACAAACTTTTGTAGTCTCACAAACTGGAACAGGTGCTGTAACTATTGCTGCGGCAGTTGGAGTAACTTTAAACTCTAAAAGTAGTTATGTAAACCTTTCTGGTCGATACGCGGAAGCACGATTAATAAAGACTGCTTCTAATGTATGGTTGCTTTCTGGCGACTTATCTTCTTAGGAGTTATTGACCTGTGGCTAAATATAGTAATTTTGTTTACGGAGGCGCCCTATACGGTGAGTCTCCAAAGTTGGCTTACTCTGTTGAGCCCATGTCTATTACTGTCCTTAATTTTAATCAAATTAAATTAACATGGTTATCTCCAAAAGGTGAGTTTACAAAGATTAAACTTGTAAGAAATCAATTTGGATTTCCAGAAGACTCAGAAGACGGTCTTGTAATTTGGGAAGAGTACGCAACAGAGGGAACAGTTAGTAGAACTTCTTTTGTAGACGGAAAAGATAACGAAAACCAAACACCTATTGTTAATGGTCGTCAGGTTTATTACGGAATGTTTTTATTTACTGATCAAAAAGTTTGGGTAAATGCAGGAAAAATAGAAGATTTGATGCCAATAAACCACGGTGTTCACAAAAGAATTATGGATATAATCCCTAAAGTATTCACTAGCGATATCCAAAGTCCATTAGGTGTTACAGATGCTTTATTTTCTGACATTGGGGGTGTAATCTACAACATAGATGATGACTCTATTGTTATAAAAGATAAAAATAATCAAAACGTTGTATACACCTATGGCAAGTACACACCAAGAGTCAGTATAGGTCAAACAGTACTACCAAACACTCTTCTTGCAACAAACTCTGATCTTGTTCTATTTTTAGATGGAATTGCTTTTACTTATGAGCAGTTTTTGTCGCAATTAGATATTCTAAGACCACAGCATTCTTCAGAGGGAATAGCGTTCTCAACTTTAATTCAAAACTTTTTTAGTCTGGGACTTGTTCCAGAACCAGCAATTCCAGTAAAAAATCAAAAACGACTTATTCGTGAAGCACTGTACCTGTACTCTCACAAAGGGATGGAAAGTGGAATAAGTTCTTACGCAGAGTCTCTTACTGGATTTGCTCCAACACTCTCTGTTTCAACTAACCTTCTGCTGTCAGTTCAAGACTCAACTTTTTACGACTCAATAGGTAACTGGACAGCAACTAACGCCACACTAACATCTAGTGATGAACAAGTTCCAGCACCTGGAACCAACGTCATTGATAACGTCTACACAGGTAAACTTGTTGCATCGGCATCTGGCGCTATGCAGTTAGGTAATACAGCGCCAATAACACGTGGAGTACCAGTGCTTCCAAGCACCGAGTACACAGTGTCTTGCAAACTTAAGTCACCTGCTAGCGCTGGCAACATCACTCTCTCTGTAAAGTTTTATGACAAGGACGCTACCATCACAGGTACTACACAGTCAGCAACAGCAGTGGCTGCAAACAACACCTGGAAGAGCGCCTCAAAAACTTTTACAACTCCAGCAGATGCAGCCTATGCAAGTATTCAAATCGCTTACAGCGCAGCAGGTACATACTACTTAGATCAAGTATGCCTTCAACTAGATGACACAGTTGATTATGATGAAGCAAGAGCGATTTCAGTATTCCTTGATCCTGCAAAAACTAACTACATTAAGAATCCATCTTTTGAAGTTGACAACTCTACTTGGACAACCACTGGTGCAACCTTTACCCAAAACGCTGCTGTCCCAACTGACGGTTATTCAGGTACTTACAGTGGGCAATTTGTTGTGGCTACCACAGGAAACATAAAGACTAACTACAACATCCCAGTAACTGCAGGTAAGTACTACACCTTGTCGTTCTACGTGTCATCAAGTAACTCCGTTAAAGTTACTGGAACTATAGAGTTTTTTGACGCAAGCAATAACTTATTAGAAGATTTTGCGTCTGAGTTCACTATCAACAGTTCTTTTAGTCGAGTAAGTTTGACTGCACTAACTGATTCAGAATCAGCGGTGTCGTATGCGAAGGTAAAAATTTCCTTCAATCATGCTGGGACTTACCGCGTAGACCTCGTACAGTTTGAGAAGTCACATGTTGTCACAGAGTATTTTGATGGATCTCTTCCTTCTTCGTACGGTGTTGTATGGGAAGGAACTGAAGACGCCTCCTACAGCCACCTGTACCCAAACAAGCCATTGAAGATCCCTAGATTAGGTAAGACGCTCAATGACTGGATTGTCCCTAACACCTTCTGGAGACTGTCTACCTACGGTGGAGTGGAATATACCAACCTAACGGTGTAGGCTCCTGGTCATGGTTGACCTACTTATCACTACCCTCATTGCTGGAGTTGCAGTTACCTATGTCATAGAGTTCTTAGAACTTGTAACGGCAGGTGTGTTCGGTGTTCCTCTACTCAATAAGTTCTTAACACTTCCATTAAGTTTTGGCGCTTTAATTTCTCAAAAGACATTAGATATGCAGTTCATAATTACAGTACCTGCTATCGCTACAGTTGCACTTCTACTCAGTAAGTACTTAAATAAACCAAGGGTTGTACAACAACGACTACCACGACTATAGGGGCACAACATGAAGCGAATGATCTTATTAACTTTTGACCCAAGTGCTGATGTGTATTACCCTCTTGTAGAATTACTCGGCAAAGAAGATGTGAGTGAAGTTCTTATTCCAGTAATAACTAAAGGTGTATTTACAGAGACTGCAATCAATGCCGTTAAAGAGCAGGGTATAGACTTCAAGATCTACCTAGATGTAGAGACCACCATGGATGGGCTAGAAGACGACGCAGATCAGATAACTATCTGCACTAATCCGATCAAAGAGTTACTTAACTTAATTACCTCAGATGACATCCTGGCCATGGCGTGGGATGACTCAGAAGAGGCTCATCTGACTCTCCACTCACTGGAAGATTTTGGCCTTGAGATGTGGAACATCAAGGGAACACTTAACCCCATCGAGATGGATTTTACAGAGGACACCACGGAAGAACTCTTTGATGCCATGCAGGAGAGCCTCGTTGGTTTCATAGATATCTTTGCTGCCTACATAGCCTCTACGGTCTTAGACACCTTGATGGACACAATCACATCACGGCTGGAGCAGGAGTTTGACTCTAAAGATGTCAACCCATTCGGTGACGAAGACCTATGAGAATCCCACACGAGGCGTATACCGCCAACCTGACCGATTATCAGTTCCGACTGCTGGCCACCATATGCCATCTAGCGGGCTCTGAAGGCACTCTGAAGGCCTCAGCAGCCCAACTTGGTATAGAGACTGGCAACGTCCATGAGAAGACGGTCCGTAGAGGCCTTATAGCCCTGGAAGAGGCTGGCTTTATAAAGCGAACTCGAACCAAGAGAGCCAACGGATACCGTGGTATAGACTTACTGGACATCACAAGCCCAAGCGGGACGCTAGAGTCCCATAGCCTAGGGGACGCAAATGTCCACACCTCACATGACTATAAGTCACGTAGCCATATTACTAATAAGCCATTAGTACCTAATAGCAAAGATAGTAATCAATTAAAAGATATTAGAAACACCGAAGGTGTTTCAATGAAAGAGATACGAGTGCCTATGAGAAAATGGGAAGATGATTCAGACAATCTTGCAGGCTTCGGCCTTGTTGAGGAGCGGGATGCTGTTCAGCCGAAGATCCGCAAGTCAGACCCAAAGACCAGAGGCAAGCGACCTGATCATGAATGGACCCCCATGGATGTCGCTGCTGAGTTCTCATATCGAGTTGGTAAACGCTACCCGCTCCTTCCAGGCACAGTCAACGTGCGACAGTTGTCGGGAGCACTTAGTAAGTTTCGCAAGCAGTACCAGACCACAGCCCTAGTCGAGTTGGAACTGCTCAAACTGTTTATGGCAGATGAGCGCAACTTCCAGAACATCGGTGATGAGGCACCCCACCTCTACAAGTTGTACCTAGCATCCTTCGGTAAGAGGATGAATCAAGCCCGTGAGAATTTGGGGCTGAACAAAGTCAATGCTAAGGTCGATACATCTGTTAAGGTCTCCACCCTAACGGCCAGCGATGGTAAGGTCTTCCAGAACTCATTGTCTGGTCGTGCACAGTTAGAACGATACGAAAAAAGATTAGGAGCAACTCAATGATTTTAGATACAGGGACACTGATCGGAATCATGATCGCACTATCTGGATCATGTTTAATGATGGTCTTATTTTTGCGAGAGAACATGGCACTACGTAAAAATATAAAATACCTACTGGAGAAAGAGAACAACAATGGCTAAAAAAGTTGAAGCAACATTTGTAGCAACAATCACACTCAACACAGAGAAGGCTGGCGGATGGCTTGCTATCGTCAGTGCACAGCGCCCTGCTGGTGAGTCTGTTAACTCAATGCAACCTGCAGAAGGCATCAGTGAGTACACCGCATGGAAGAATGCATCTGCTGCAAAGCGTTGGGTAAAAGAGCAAGTCCTTAAGCACACACCTCGCAAGTCAGTCAAGATGGTTGCAACTGGAGCATTAGATGCAAAAGGAAAGCCAGCAGCATTTACTGGTTCACTGACCTTCAAGGTTGACAACGACTTCACATTCACTAAGTAGTAACCCTGAGGGGGGATCATGTACGACATCAATCAACTGTCTGCTTTAAAGAAGCACTGGCTACTGCGTACCTCAAATATCCCACGTCGTTTTCTAGGCCTTGAGCAACAGGACATTATTGATAGGGCTGGAGAGTTTCCTAGCGAGGTATCGACGTGGATTGATGATGCAATCGGCGGTCAGGTCATCAAGCAGATTGGCAACATCGGTATCAACGGCGTTGGTCTTTTGTTTGATGGCGGTCCAGGAATTGGTAAGACGACTCACGCAGTAGTTGCGGCTATGGAGTTCATCCGCAGACTTCCAGAAGATGATGTTGAGGCTGCAAAGATCTTGGGACTGACAGCATCTGACTACGGGCTAAGCGCTAGGCCGATCTATTACATGACCTATCCAGAATTTTTGTCTAGAAAAAAATCAACCTTCGATGCGGATCACGATGATAAGCGCAATATGGTTTATGAACTTGATGGCTTTCACGGACGCTCGAAGTTTGACTGGCTTAATGTTCGCATACTTGTGATTGATGATCTTGGTAAAGAGTATGGTTCTAAGTATGACGACAGTTCATTTGATGAAATTCTCAGGTTAAGATACGACAAGGCTCTGCCCACAATCGTAACTACAAATGTTAGACTAGAAGATTGGGAATCGGAGTACAAAGAAGCGATGGCAAGTTTCGCACACGAAGCATTTATCCGAGTCCCTATCATTGGTTCTGACCTGCGAGCAGCACAATGAGAGGTATGAGTATGGAGTCTCCTTGGAGAACCGTTCAAGTCTTTATCTCTGCTCAGGCTGCTGGAATTTTTGAAGTTGAAGTTGATACTAAAACAAAGAAAACACGATGCAACTGCCCTGTGTGGCGTAAGACAGCCTCATGCAAGCACGCAGCATTTGTTCAGAACAAGATGCGATTTAATGATGGTCACTACTCGATACTTGTTCCTACAGCAATCTCTGAGGACTTAGCGGTAGAGGCAAGCGATGACCCGAAGAAGTTTCGTGACTTCGTGGTCAAGTACGCTAAAGTAGAAGTAATATGAAAGGCGGGGACATTTCAAATGTCTCCTCTCTCCAGGTAGTGTGCCTAACCGATGTAGTGATTGCATTAGTTGAAGGAGAAACTAGAAAACTTTTATCTAAAAAAATTGAGTACAAGATCGGAAACATTAACTTACAGAACGCAAACAAATTGTGGAACCTCGCAAACAATTACGGTATCTCACTTGAGTTGGCTGGTTACGAAGACCAAGGTTGGACAGAAGAATTACTGGAAAAGGCATTTGACAAGTTAGAGAAACGTGTAGTGAATCCATTTAACTACTGGCAACTCTATGAGAATCCAGATGAGTTAGTTGCTGGTCTCCCATACCGTGCTAACCTACGGGGCGTCATTGATATACCAGGAAGAGTTGCACGATACGGGTCAGCAGGAGTACAAATAGACAATATGTAAGAGGGGGCACTAAATGGCATCTGACAACGAACATCGTTTAGTCAGCAAGGTCATTCGAGATCGAGACATTGTTCCAGCACTACAACGTGGTGTTACCAATTCCTGGTTCTTAGATGATGACAACAAGAGGGTCTGGGATTTTGTCCGTAATCATTACGGGGAGTACAGCGAAGTACCTACTGCTGTAACAGTTAAAGACCACTATCCAAATTACAAAGTACTAGATGTACAAGACAATATCGAGTATCTACTTGACACCATAGTCGACTTCCGTCGTCGACTCCTCACTCGTCAAGGTCTTGAAAATGCGATTGAGCAACTACAAGATAATAATCACGATGCCGCTCTGCTTGCTATGGAAGCAACGATTACAAAAGTTAATGAGCAAGGTGTTCTTGGAACTCACGAGATTGACCTTACAAAAAATACCGAGGAGCGTTACAAGGAATACCAGTCTCTACAGAACTCAATCTTCTTAGGTATTCCTACAGGGTTTGCAAAGATAGATGAAGCAACTGCAGGACTACAGTCTGGTCAGTTGATCACAATCATCGCTCCCCCTAAAACAGGTAAGTCACAGATTGCATTACAGATGGCGATCAATGTGCACAGAGGTGGGAAGATTCCTATGTTCCAATCTTTTGAGATGAACAACCACGAACAACAACAACGTCATGATGCGATGCGAGCCCACATCTCTCACGGACGTCTACGTCGCGGAAAGTTATTGCCAGCAGAAGAGGCTCGATACATCGACACATTAAACGAGATGGAGAAGGAGCACTCCTTCCACTTGGTAGATGCTGTAAATGGAATCACAGTCTCATCACTTGCTGCAAAGATTGAACAGACAAAACCAGACATCGTATTTGTAGATGGCGTGTACTTGATGCTTGATGAAGTAAGTGGTGAAATGAATACGCCACAAGCAATAACTAACATCACTCGTGGTCTAAAGAGATTAGCGCAAAGAATTCAGAAGCCAGTAATCATTACTACACAAACTCTTCTGTGGAAGATGCGTGCTGGAAAGGTTACTGCTGACTCCATTGGTTACTCATCATCTTTCTTTCAGGACTCAGATGTAATTCTTGGTCTAGAGCCAGTAGAAGAAGATGAAGAGATTCGTTTATTAAAGATCGTTGCATCGCGTAACTGTGGTCCTAGTGAGACAGCCCTTACATGGCGCTGGGAGACTGGATGTTTCCACGATGAGGATGAGATGTTGAAGTGCCAGTACTGTTCAAATTGGAACCGCATGTGATTGATGTAGAGCGTGTCTTACTTTCCTTAGACCTACCACTGTATGCACAGCGAGGTATCGAGGTCAATGGCTTGTGCCCCATGCACAAGAAGCGCACAGGAAAAGAAGATCACAATCCTTCTTGGTGGGTTAACTCTGAGACTGGTGCACACATCTGTTTCTCCTGCGGTTACAAAGGAAACATCTACACACTTGTTGCAGATATAAAAGGCATTGATTACCACGAGGCTCGTGAGTATGTAAACGATAAAGAAGACATGCCTATCGACATATTGATGAGGCGTATCAAGGAATTGCCAGAGTACATTCAAGCCGAAGCACATCCGATTGGAATGTCAGAGGCTCGTCTGGCTGTGTATGTTGCTCCTCCAAAAATTGAGTTGAGAAAAAGGTTCTTGACAGTAGCCGCTGTAGAGACTTGCGGAGTGTTGTGGGACGAGAAGAATACTGCATGGATACTTCCTATCAGAGACCCCAATGATTTTTCTTTGTGGGGGTGGCAAGAGAAGGGTGCTCGTGGTCGTTTCTTTCGCAATCAACCTCAAGGCGTTAAGAAGTCAAAGACAGTTTTCAATGTGCAGGTACTGAAAGAAGATGAACCATTGATCGTTGTCGAGTCTCCACTTGATGCAGTCAGATTAGTCGGGTTAGGTTACAGCGCAATCTCTACCTACGGAGCAATGCCTAGCGTTGACCAAGTAAAGATAATGCGCCGTGCACCGCGAGTAATTGCTGCCTTCGATAACGATGGCGCTGGACAGAAGGCATCAGAAGAGATGCGTGGCCATGCTCGCAAATATGGAATTGAACTCTCTTACTTTAACTACACAGGAGTTGATGTTAAGGATGTTGGAGACATGATTGAGGATGACATTCACAAGAGCATTGCTTCTGCACGAGACATGATCTATGGCAAGGCGGCTTACCTATGATGGACTTACGAGATAAGGAACGCCCCTTACATGTCTGCGTATGTGGATCAATGCTGTGGAATGTGCAAGCAATGTTTGAGGATGGAGAAATTTCCCTGTATATGCTAGACATGGAATGTGCACTCTGCGGAACACTAGCAACAGCACCAACCCCGATAGATAATGACATTTAAAGGAACACTCAAGCCCTACCAGGTAGAGGCTGTAGACCGTATGGTAGAGCGCAAGAAGATGCTCGTTGCCTATGAGATGGGTTTAGGTAAGACCTGTATGACCATCGCCTCTGTAGAGGGGTTAAAAGACAACGGTGTAATTACACAGCCAGTATTAGTTATTGCTTTATCTAGCCTTAAATACCAATGGCAGAAAGAGATCCAAAAGTTCTCTGACTCCACTACAACTGTGGTGGATGGCACAAAGACAGTCCGTGCAAAGCGCTGGGAAGAACGTACAGACTATGTCATCTGCAACTACGAGACTGTAGTAGGTGATTGGGATCTAGTTAAAGATCAGGAGTGGGGCGCTATTGTTTGCGATGAGGCCACAGCGATCAAGGGGTTTAAATCAAAGAGGTCAAAGGCTGTTAAGAAGTTATCTGCCAGTGTCCCTATACGTTTTGCGTTGACTGGAACACCTATTGAGAATGGTAGACCAGAAGAGGTCTACAGCATCATGCAGTTTGTAGATCCTACATTGCTTGGTCGTTTTGATTTGTTTGACCAGACTTTTATTGTTCGCAATCATTTTGGTGGAGTCCAGCGATATAGAAACTTACAACTATTTCATGACAAGATGAAAAGTTCCTCCGTTCGAAAAGTTCAGACAGATGCAGACGTTGCTCCATATCTTCCAGACACT